GGTAAATTCAAGGTATATATATCTTTACTTAATGACGAGGCTACAGAGCAGTCTGAAAAGCTAGAGATTATAAAGAAACTTAATGAAGAATATCCAGAATTTAACACCAACCTATACGAGAACACAGAAAGAACAAAAGAACAGGTAGAGGCTGAGAAAGACTACATAAGACTACTTAAACAAAGAGCTAAATCAGAAGCAGCTGTTCAGAAGTTCCAAGAGGCTCAGGGGAAATTAATAGACTTAGAGTCTCAGAGGGATTTGAAAATTGCCCCTATACAGGAAGAGATTGACAAGATAAGAGAGCTTGGTGCTATGACAGCGCTAACAACAAATCAAGTTAACGCTATAATAAAAGACGGGTACACTACAAGAGAAGAAATATCAAAACAAGCGATAAGATTAAGAAATAATGAAATAAATCAGATAGAAAAAAGCTCTGAAAAAGAGATAAAAGCAGCTGAAAAGATAGCCAAGTCTTATGAGAAGTATTTTGATGCTTCTGGTATAGGTGGCGATAGTAGCTCTGACGGAGTAAAGAGAGGGTTTAGAAGTAGATTACTAGATTTACAAACACTAGCAGAGAAGTTTAGACAAGATTCTTTAAAAGCAGAAGTAAAAACAGATGAAGAATTAATAAGAGAAAAAGCAGAGTTTTCAAAGAATGATTTAGAGATAAAGCTAAATAACTTTGAGGAAACCGAGAAACTTAGACTAAAGGAGTTTATAAAGACTAAGGGTTTATCTGATAAGCAAAAATTAGACGCTATAAAATCATCAGAAGATTCTATAAATAAAGCTAAAGAAGATTCTAAAATAGTGTTGGCTAATATAGAAGCTGTTTACGATGCTGAAATTAACCTGCTAAGAAGAAAAGAAGGAGAAAGAGCAAGAGCAGAACAAGAAGCTAGAGATAGAGCAGAAGCTTTAAAGGGTATCGACAGAGGAAGTGAAGGTGTTTTAGGTTTTAATCAAGGCTTTGTAGATGCTCAAAATCAAAGAATACAAAATGAAATTGATTATCAAAATAGATTATTAGAAGCCACTGAAAAAGGCACTCTTGAGCGTTCACAAGCAGAACAAGCATACTACGATGCTAATAACCAAATGATTCAATTCAATCCTGAACAAGAGAGATTAGCAGCAGAAGAAAAACAAAGGGTAAATAACGAATACGTAAGTTATTTGTCAGGTCTTTCGTCTATACTAGGAGCTATTACAAACAAGAATAAGGAGTGGCAAAAAGCAGCTTTAATAACAGAGAAAGCAGCAGCTATAGGAGGTGTTGTAACAGCAGCAGCAAAGAGCATTGGTGTCTCTACAGCAGCAACAGCAGCAGCTAACCAGCAAATCATAGCTAAATACGCAGCGATACCCGGAGGTTCTATACCTGCTGGCTTGGAGATAAAAGCAAATACAGCTTTATACAGAAAAGGAGTAGCGAACACGAAAATTGGAGCAGGATTAAGTATTGCGGCAATTACAGCAGGTGCTATATCGGGAGTTGATTCCATAAGCACAGGGGGTAGTGATAGCTCGGGAAGTGGCTCTCAAACAGTACAACCACCAGACTTTAATATAGTTGGTAGCACAGGGGTTAATCAACTAGCAGATGCTATAGGGAGTACAGAAAAAGAACCTGTAAAAGCATACGTATCAGTAACAGATGTTATGACAAAAGAAGCATTAATAAGAAACAATAGAAATAACGCAGAATTATAAAATTAAGATTATGGAGACTATAGACATGGTAATTGATGAATCAACAGATTGGAGTGGTATTGTAAGTGCAATATCATTAACAGATACACCTGCAATAGAAGCAGAGGCGGTTGCATTATCAAAAGAAGAAGAGGTTAAATTAACGGCTATTGATGAAGATAGAAGAATCTTTATGGGAGCTGTTTTAATACCAGACAAGAAGATTTTAAGAAAGAAAGAAGATGGTAGTTATTACAATATTAGATTCCCAAAGGAAACTGTAAGCAGAGCTTCGCAGATATTTCTAGAAAAAGGAAATCAAAACAATTCTACACTAGAGCATGAAGTTTCTTTATCGGGTAATACGGTAACAGAGTCTTGGATTATAGAAGATGAAGTGCATGACAAATCAAGAAAGTTTGGTCTTAATCACCCTGTTGGAACATGGATGGTATCAATGAAAATAACAGATGATAAAACATGGGAAATGGCTAAAACAGGAGATGTTAAAGGGTTTTCTATTGAAGGAATGTTTAGTGGAGAAAAAACAGAAATCTCTGATATGGCATTATTAAAAGCTATTGAAGAAGAGGTAGACAACGCATTAAAACAACTATAATGAAAAGCACATCACCAATATCAGGAAAAAGAGCTTGTCTTTGCAAGGATGGAAGATACTCTAGGAAGTGCTGTAACGGCGAAACTATTAACCAAGGGATAGGAGTATTAGAAGACCAAGGGGATAGCCTTATAACACGTAAACAGAGCGTTAGAACGACTACTAGGATAGCCGAAAATGGAACAGGTAACTAGCTCTAGTTAATTATTTATATATTAATCAATAAAATATTTTCATGGATAAACAAGTTGAAGCAAAAGACGCTTTATCTCAGTTCAAGGCATTTTTGTCAGGACTTACAGGAAGCGAAGCGAAAGCAGAAGATGTTGTTGTTGAAACGGAATTGTCAGCAGAAGATACTGTTGAGGAAACTGTAGAAGCAGCACCAAAAGAAGAGGCTACTATTGTAGAAGAGCCTGTACAGACAGAATTATCAGCAGAAGAGCCTTCTTACATTACAAAAGAAGAGTTTGCTAAATTTCAAACAGAACTTACAAGTGTTTTAAAAGATGCTATGGAAGCAATGAAATCTGAAAAAGCTGAATTATCAAAAGAGGTAGCTGAGTTATCAGCACAACCTGCAACGGATGCAATCGTACACTCACCAGAGTCAGAAGATAAAGCACCACAAGGAAGAAGTTACGGACACAACAGACCAACACAATACATTGATAAAGTGCTTGGTGAAATGAATAAATTTAACTAATAGAATATGGCAACTACAACAACAATTACAACTACTTACTCAGGTGAGAGAAAAAGAGGGTATATTGCTACAGCTCTTTTATCTGCAAACACTATCGCAAACGGTGGTGTAATGGTAAATCAAAACATCAAATACAAAGAAGTTATCAAGCAAATGGCTGTTACAGGTCTTATCGCTGAGGGTTCTTGTGATTTTGATGCAACAGGAGCAGTGGTATTAACTGAAAGATACTTAGAGCCTTCTGAGTACCAGGTAAATATGCAATTATGTAAGAAAGACTTTAGAAGTGATTGGGAAGCAATCTCTATGGGGTATTCCGCATGGGATAACTTACCTCCAGACTTTCAAACTTTCCTTGTAGCAAGAATCATTGCACAAGTAGCAGAAGAAAACGAAAGGATATTATGGACAGGAGATGATAGTAATGATGGAGAGTTTGATGGATTATTGACTCTTATGGTAGCAGATGCAGGTGTAACAAACAACGTAACAGGAACTACTATTGATTCTACAAATGTTGTTGCTGAATTAGGTAAGATTGTTGATTTAGCAGTTTCTTCTAATGAAGCTATCATTTCTAAAGAAGATGCTTATATTTACATTCCACAAAACGTTTACAGAGCTTACATTCGTTCTTTAGGAGGATTTGGAGCAGCAGGATTAGGAGCAGCAGGTTTTGAGGATAGAGGTTCTAACCAAACTATTGCACCTGTAGTATTTGAAGGATTCAAGTTATTCGTAGCTAATGGACTTCCATCAAACAAAATGATTTTTGCAAGAAGCTCTAACTTATGGTTCGGTACAGGTTTAATGGATAACCAAACTGAATTGAAGGTAATTGACATGAAGGATATTGATTTATCTCAAAATGTTCGTATCGGTATGAGATGGACTGCTACTGTAAACTATGGTATTCCAGAAGAGATTGTAACTTACGGAGTAAAGTAATATAAATTAATAATAATCATTAAAAAGGGTGGGTTCTGCCTACCCTTTTTAATTTAAACACAAAATAATATGGCTTGTATTTTAACAGGAGGTAGACTTAAACCTTGTAAAGATGCTGTTGGTGGTATCAGAAAATTATACTTCGTTGATTTCGGAGATTTAGGTGATGTTACTCTTACAGATGATGAGATTACAGAGATTGCAGGAGATTTCACATACTACGAATATGATGTAAAAGGAAATTCTGATTTAACTCAAAATGTAAACTCATCTAATGAGAATGGTACTACATACTACGAACAGGTATTAAACGCTACGTTTACTAAACTGACTAAAGAAGATAATAAAGAATTGAAGTTAATGGCTTATGGTCGTCCTCATGTATTTGTAGAAGATTACAAAGGAAACGTAATGGTTGTTGGACTAGAGAACGGTGCTGATGTAACAGAAGGAACAGCAGTAACAGGAAGAGCAATGGGAGACCTTAATGGCTACACTTTAGGCTTAACAGGTAATGAAATTGCATACGCTAACTTTGTTGACCCTTCATTAAATGTAGGTGGATTCTTAGCAGATATTTCGGGAACTGCAACGGCAGGTACACAAAGAGACCCTGCATAGGTTTAAACAACTAAATAGAACAGAGGGAGGCTACGGCTTCCCTTTTTTCGTTTAGAAACATAGATATTTCGTCTAGTTAATTATTTATATGAAAGTACTTACAACTTTTTCTGGAGAACAAACAATAACATTTATACCAAGGTATGATGTTTCAGCAGGTAGATTACTTATATATAACAAGAATACAAGGGAAACAGAGGTTGTTGAGGCTACATTTAGCCAACAAGATGGTTACACTGTTGCTACTGCGGTATTTAATATGAATGAAGCATATAGATACAGTTTGACAGTAATATCTAATATAGTAGATTTTGAAGATAGAGTAAATATAGATTTCGGTACTCTTGAAGCTGCATCATGTGTTGATACTTACTTATACAACGATGGTAACGAATACTATGTGATATACAGAGACACCATCTTGTGTACAGACCAACAAGAATACGATAAGTATGATATTCAAAAAGGAGAATACGTACAAGCAGAAACATCAGATAACGGTTACGTTGTTGTTAAAGATTAGATATGAGTAGAAGAAATAAACCGCAGTTAAAAGCTGATAAAGGAAAAATTCATGTTGTTGAAATGGCTTCTCACACAAGACCAGAGGTTTCTGAGGTGTATGGTGAGGATTGGATTGAATACGGAGAGGATAATGATTACTACCAATATCTTATTGATAGATATAACGGAAGTCCCACAAACAATGCCTCTATAAACGGTATTGTTGAGATGATATACGGAAAAGGTCTTGCTGTTATTGATGGTGAGGATTCTGAGTTATCAAAAGTAGTTAAAGAATTATTTCCTAAAGAGGATGTTCATAGAGGTACAAATGACTCCTACACTCTTGGTGGTGGTGCATTTCAGGTAATATACTCAAGAGGTGGTAGTAAGATTATGCCACTTGTTCATATGCCTGTAGAGACTTTGAGAGCAGAGAAGGCTATTGATGGAGTTATAAAAGGTTACTACTATTCACCTGATTGGAGTAAAGCAACAAAGACAGGTAAGAACAAACCAAAAAGATTCCCAGCATTTGGTCACGGAAACAAAAAGCAAGTAGAGATATTATTTATAAAGCCTTATAAAGCAGGGTACTTTTATTATTCTCCTGTAGCATATCAAGGTGGAGTGCCTTATGCTGAATTAGAAGAAGAGATTGCTGACTACCACTTGAGTAATATAAAAAATGGTTTATCTCCAAGTATGTTAATTAACTTCAATAACGGTGTACCTTCTGAGGAAGATAGACTAATTATTGAAAAGAACATTCGAGAGAAGTTTGGAGGAACAAGTAACAGTGGTAAATTCATATTAGCATTTAACGATAGCAAAGAATTAGCAGCAAGCATAGAACCTGTTATACTATCCGATGCAGCAGAACAATATCAATTCTTAGCTGATGAATCAAGAAACAAAATTATGGTTTCTCATAGGATTGTATCGGGTATGATTGTTGGTATTAAAGAACAAACAGGATTAGGTAATAACGCAGAGGAATTACAGACTGCATCTACTCTTATGGATAACATTGTTATTAGACCTTATCAGAACACTATTTTAGACGCTTTTGATAAGATACTAGAGTACAATGGATATGATGATGTAGAATTATATTTTAAGACCTTACAGCCTCTTGAATTTACTAATTTAGAGAATGCTATCACAGAAGAAGAGATAGAGCAGCAAACAGGTCAGAAAGCTGGTAATGAAGAAACAGGAAGCGTAACAGAAGAAGATATATAATGGCAAAGGCACTATTTATAAAAAGGGATGATATTACAAAGAACACTTCTTTATCAGGTAGTGTTGACTCTAATAAATTCTTACAGTTTGTACAAATAGCTCAAGAGATTCATGTACAAAACCTAATCGGAACATCGTTATACGAGAAGATTGAAACATTAATTCTTGATGGTAACGGTGTTATACCAGATGGAGATTACAAGAATCTAGTAAACGACTATATAAAGCCATTATTGATTCACTTTGGAATGGTTGAGTACTTGGCTTTTGCATCTTATAGTATAAGTAACGCAGGGATATATAAGCACTCAATAGAAACGTCTGAGACAGTAAGTAAAGAAGAAATAGATTTGATTGTAAGTAAACATAAATCTTACGCTGACTACTACTCAAATAGACTTATAGATTATATGTGTACATCAGGAACTAAGTCAAGATTTCCAGAGTACTATGACAATACAGATGATAATATACACCCAGATAAACAAGTAACATACACTCCATGGAATCTAAGGTAAGACAGCACAAACCAAAACAAGTAAACGAACAGAAACTTAAAAAGTTTCTTAAAAAAATAGAAAATGGCAATAACAAACGGATGGGGTCAAGCACACGTAAATAACACTATAGGATTCGGTCAAGGAGCTGCTAATTCAACAAATGGCTATGGTTCTATATATGATGAATCATGGAGTGGAGACACTAATATAAAAGGTATTAGTAATGTGGCTATAGAATTTGAGAACAGAGTAGTTGTTGACGGTGGTACAGTTGAGGCTATTGTTTGTGTTAGTAACGGATTAAACTAAGATATTATGAGTAAAATATTTGCATACATACCAAGTGCGTATAAAGTTGGTAAAACATATACTGCTATTCCTGATGACGGGAATGGGGATTTTACATTCTCAAGACCTGCTGCTGCTGATAGAACAGATGCAAATGGAGGCACTGAGCTAATGCCTATTAACACACCTAGAATAGATTACTCTGACGATGGCTGCCCTAAACTGATTTTAGATAACAGATTATCTGAGAGATGCGGAGGCTCTGTTATTAATGTAGATGCTAATTCATGTGTATGGGATTTAGAGTTAGAAGCAAGAGAGGAAGGAACTACAGTTAGAAGAACTCAGATGTCGAGTGCTACAGATAACTATCTAATAATAGGATATGGGTCTTCTTCTAATTCTATATTTTTTAGTGTTTACAACGGAGTAACAAGTTCTGATTTAGTGTTTAATTACTCAGATATAACGAGATTAAGGAAACTAACTATGTTGAAAAATGGTTCTGAGCAGATAGCAAAAGTAGATAATGTTATTGTAGGCTATACTGACTTATCTCCTACTGTAGAGGATATGGTTGTTATGGATTACTCACTAAACGGAATGATATACTATATGGATGGAAAAACAAGAAACAATACGGTTGATGATGATGTAACTACTTTTGATAGTACTGCGACTTCATGGGCTCAAGTAGTAAAAAACATTAGTAACTTATTTACAGAGAGATAATGGGATATGAAATAAATTTAGGTAACGGGGAATGG